TTTCTACCCAAGAACAAATATTTTTATGGCCCCCGAACGAAATTCATCGTTCGCTTGGGCCTTCCGGCGATTTTGTTGGAAATCGCCCCGTGTTGTTGGATGATTCAACATATTATCTTGATCCTGCAAGCGGTATTTCTTACGGCATCAAAATTATTAACCAACAACAATATGATGGTATTGCTGTTAAAACTGTGACCAGCACCTACCCACAGGTGATTTGGATCAATATGAATTACCCCAACATTGACATGTATGTCTACCCAAAACCCACAAAGGTTTTGGAATGGCATTTTGTGTCTGTTGATGAATTGACACGCCCTGCGTCAATTGCAACTGAATTATATTTTCCGCCCGGCTACCTTCGGGCGTTCCGTTACAATCTAGCGTGCGAAATCGCTGCTGAATTTGGTGTGGAACCTTCTCCGCAAGTCAAACGTATCGCTATGTCGTCTAAACGCAATCTTAAACGTATTGACAACCCAGACGACATTATGAGCATCCCGTATGCTATTGTGAGCACACGGCAACGCTTCAACATCTTCGCAGGAAACTTCTGATATGACCAATGTCGCCATTTCAGCATTGCCCGCCGCTTCGTCCGCTACATCAGCGGATTTAATTCCTATTGTACAAAGCGGCACAACGCAAAAATTAACCAACGCTCAATTGTTTACTGGCCCCGCCATTACATCCGGCACAACGGCTACCACACCAACGGCTGCGTATTCGCTTGTTAACAAACAATATGTAGACGCCGCGGTAAACGGCCTTAATTCGCAAATCCCTTGTGATTACGGGTCTACAACCGCGTTTACGGTTACATATAACAATGGTACTGCCGGTGTTGGCGCGACATTGACCGCTACAACAAACGGCGTGCTTACCGTTGACGGCGGTACGCCTGCGGTTAACCAACGCATTTTGATAAAAGACCAATCAGACCAAACACAAAACGGCGCGTACACTGTTACTAATGCCGGGTCTGCTGGCTCGGCTTGGGTGCTTACCCGCGCTACAGATTATGACCAGTCCGCAGAAATGAACGCTGGCGACGGTTTTTATATTAACAATGGGTCTACTTTGGCCAATACTTTGTGGGTGCAAACGACACCTGCGCCTATCACTGTTGGCACAACAGCTATTGTGTTTAGTCAGTTTGCCAACGCATCTTTTGCTAAACCAATCATCGCCGCGATGATTTTTGGAGGTAGTTTCTAATGACCGCGCCTAATCAAGCCAATCCTAAATCCATTACAGGCAAATGCGCTGTGCAAGCCGTTGGCGTATCCGCTACGGCTATTGTTTCTAATGGTGCTGGGTCTAACTCCCTTATTAAAGTTAACTCGCTTTATGTAAGTAATATAGACACCGCCACATCTTATAAAATAACTGTTGATATTTACCGGTCGTCAACCGCATATCGCATAGGGTATCAAATTATTATTCCCCCAAATGCTGGTCTTGACGTTATTTCCAAATACATCAATCTTGAAGAAGGCGATAGTTTGCGGTTAACTGCTGATACTGCGTCTAAACTTGAAGCCGTAGCGTCTTACGAGGTTATTATCTAATGTCGCATCGCTCGAATGGTGGAATTTATGGGCCTCAAAACCGCTCGACACCCACTTTGTCGAGCGGCATTTGGCATTTGTATGATGAACAACAATCAATACAAGCCCGTAATTGGTTTGGTACGCTTCCCGCAGTTCCTAACTCCCCTACCGTAACCAGTCAAACGCTTGCAACTAACACGTCTGCGTCAATAGGTTGGTATCAAGGTTTTAACGGGGGGTCTACTGTTACAAAAATAACCGTAACAGCGGTACCCGGCGGCCAATCTACTGTGGTCAATTCACCGGCGGCTTCTGGCACAACCACGGTGTCAGGATTAGCGCCGGGTATTACATATGTATTCAATGTTGTGGCTACTAACAGTGCAGGCGACAGTTTGCCGGGCGTGTCCGCACCATTAACAACACCCGGTGTACCTGCGGCGCCTACTATTGGAACAGTTACTTTTGCTAATGGGCAAGCCTCTATACCGTTTACGCCTAACAGCGATGGTGGTAGCACTATTACAAGCTACACAGTTGCTTCCAGTGTTGGTGGGTTTAGTGTTACGGGGGCGTCGTCCCCCCTTATTATACCACAATTAACTGCTGCAACATCTTTTACGTTTACTGTATACGCAACCAACGCAATTGGTAACGGGCCTGCGTCTTCAGCGTCTAATTCAATTACAACGCCTAATGGCGCTACCGGAGCGTATTTGTCCGTTGCAGGCGGCGGTGGTGGCGGTACGACTTCCGGTGGTGGCGGCGGTGCTGGTGGCGCTCTTACCGCGGCGAGTTATATATATTATAGTGGCAGCGTTTACACAATTACTGTTGGTGGTGCTGGTACTGGGTCTACATCCACGGCTGCGTCTGGAACAAATGGCGGCGATTCCAAGATTGCTATATCATCCGTTACTGTTGCAAACTGCCTTGGCGGTGGTGGCGGCGGGTCTGGTAGTGGCGGATCTGGATCTGTTGCAACGGGTCAAAACGGTGGTTCGGGCGGCGGCGGCTCTTACAGCTATCCACCAATTACGGTGCAAAATGGCGGTACTGGGACATCAGGTCAAGGTTATGCAGGCGCAATTGGTTTAGGATCGGGGTATATTGAAGGCGGCGGTGGTGGCGGTGCAAGCGCTGCTGGGTCTATTGGCTCTGGCATAACAGGCGGTGCTGGCGGTAACGGTATATCATCTTCTATCACTGGCTCTGCTGTTAGCTACGGCGGTGGTGGTGGTGGTGGATCTGGCGCTAATGGTGGCGGTAGCGCTGGCATCGGTGGTGCTGGCGGCTCAGGCGGCGGTGGAGCTGGTACGGGTAATAGCTCAACTGGGGGCGCTGGAACTATTTACACTGGTGGCGGCGGCGGTGGCGGCGGCTACCAAGGTGGTTATGGTGCGGGTGGTAACGGCGGCGCAGGTGTTGTTATTCTTTCAATTCCAACAGCTAAATACACCAGCACATATACTGGGTCTCCAACAATTACCACGTCTGGTGGCGACACTATTTTGAAGTTTACTGGTAACGGGTCATATACGGCGTAACACATGGCAAACTTTGCAAAACTTGATGAACATAACATTGTTATTGACGTTAATGTTGTTGACAATAACGTTATTAACAATTTGCCGTTTCCTGAAAGCGAACCTGTAGGTGTTCAATTTTTGACGGAATGGTCTGGCGGCTATTCAAATTGGAAACAAACATCTTACAACGCTAACTTTCGCAAAAATTTTGCTGGAATTGGCTATTTTTATAACCCAACAATTGACGCTTTTGTTGCGCCGCAACCATATGCGTTTTGGACGTTGGACGCCGATACTGCTCAATGGAAACCTCCTGTGGCGTACCCTACTGACGGCAAAATGTACGCTTGGGACGAAACTACACAATCGTGGGTTGAATCACAATGACTGATGTAACAATTACAGCGCTGCCGTCTGCTACGACTGTCAATGCAACCGATGCGTTTCCGGTGGTGCAAAGCGGCGTCACACGTCAAATTTCCGCCGCTACCTTAATGGGGGCGGGGCTTTCAACGCAAATTCTTGTTGGCGGCGGCGCTACCGCGCTTCCAGTATGGACTGTTGCAACCGGCACAGGTGCGCCTGTGCGGGCGTCAAACGCCACGCTTAACAGCCCAACGATTAACACTCCTACAATTGTTAGCCCCACATTTAGCGGTTCAACTGTGTTTGCCAACCTAATCACATCTGGGTTGATTGCGGCTAACGCTGCGGCGCCTACGATTGCAAGCGCTGCGACGATTGCGCCGACCAAGTTGATAACCTTTATCAGTGGGACCGCGGCTATTTCTACAATTACCGCGCCAGCACCCGTTTCGGCAGGTGGCGGCCAAATTGTTTTTATTCCTACCGGCGTATTCACTATGACTACAAGCGGTAATATCGCATTAGCGGTCACCGCGGTCGTAAACGTGCCGTTGGTAATGACGTACGACACTACTACCGCAAAGTGGTACCCAAGTTATTATTCTTCAGCGGTAACATCACCACCTACCGTAGCGAGCGCTACAACTATCGCTCCAACAACATCAATATTTTTTGTAAGCGGCACAACAGCTGTTGCTACAATCACGCCGCCTTCGGGCATAAATGTAATAACAATTATTCCTTCGGGCGCGTTTACGACTACTACCGCGGGTAACATAGCTTTAGCGTCTACCGCTGTGGTAAGTAAAATTCTTATTATGGTGTATGATTCCGCTACTGCTAAATGGTACCCGAGTTATTAAATGCAAACACATATCCTTGGTCAAAGCTATGTGGCGCGCAGTTTAAATGCTGCCGCTGACCGCATGATTAACCTTTACCCGGAAACCATACCGGGCGAAGGACAGACCTCGGCGTATCTTAACCGTGCCCCCGGGCTTCGCAAAATTATGAATGTTGGCGCAGGTCCAATCCGCGGGTTGTGGCAATACGGCGGCAAAGGTTATGTAGTGTCTGGGCAGGAAGTGTACCAGCTTGACTCATCATGGAACGCCACACTTATTGGCGCCGTGTCTGGCGCTGGACCTGTGTCAATTGCTGACAACGGCATACAAATGTTTATAGCTTGCAATGGGCCAAGTTATATTTTTAATAACAAAACAAACGAGTTTGTCCAAATTACTGACCCAGATTTTACTGGCGCTGTTACGGTTATGTATTTGGATGGGTATTTTGTTTACAACGAACCCAACTCACAAACAATTTGGGCGACAACGCTTCTTGACGGCACGTCAATTGACCCGTTGGCATTTGCCAGCGCTGAAGCCAATCCCGACAACGTAGTCACCATTATGGCTGACCACGGCGAATTGTGGGTGTTTGGTACCAATTCCATTGAAGTGTGGTACGATGCAGGGACAATTCCTTTTCCATTCGCCCGCATCCAAGGCGCGTATACCGAACTTGGTTGCGCCGCGCCTTACTCTGTTGCCAAAGCCGACAACACAATTTTTTGGCTTGGGTCTGACGCGCGCGGGCGCGGTATTGTGTTCCGCGCTGAAGGGTATCGCGGTGTACGCGTATCAACCCACGCTATTGAATACGCCATTCAATCCTATGGCAACATTTCTAACGCTGTGGGCTATACATATCAACAAGACGGACATTCATTCTATGTATTGATATTTCCGTCTGCAAGTAAAACGTGGGTTTATGACGCCGCCACGCAATTATGGCATGAGCGCGCCGCGTGGGATCAATTTCACGGTGTGTTTTACCGTCACCGGTCTAATTGCCAAATGAGTTTTAACAATGAAATTGTTGTTGGCGATTACGAAAACGGTAATGTTTACGCATTTGATTTAAATGTGTACGACGATAATGGAGCGCTTCAAAAATGGTTGCGCTCTTGGCGAGCGCTCCCCCCAAATTCAAACAATCTTAAACGCACTGCGCACCATACGCTTCAGTTAATTACTGAATCAGGTATTGGATTGCAACAATACCCCGAAGACGCTGGCGGCGCGTATATTCTTACGCAAGATGGCAAACGCATTATCATTACCGGCGGCTCGCCCAACCCAATCGTTACCACGGCGCATTTGTCTGGCGCGGGGTATAATCCTGAAATTATGTTGCGTTGGTCGGATGATGGCGGCCACACTTGGTCGAATGAACATTGGCGCACAATGGGTAAGTACGGCGAAACATGGTACCGCACCATTTGGCGACGGTTGGGGATGGCTGTTAAATTGCGCGACCGCGTATATGAAATATCAGGTACCGATCCCGTTAAAATTGCTATCATGGGCGCCGAACTTGTGATGAGCCAAACCGATGCCTAATTTAACAAACATTACGCCACCTCGCGTAGCATTGGTTGACCCGGAAACCGGCACTATTTCGCGTGAATGGTATCGGTTTTTTGTTAATATGTTTACAATTACGGGCGGCGGGTCAACGCAACCCACACTTAGTATCACAGCAACCGCGCCGCTTGAAACGACTGGGAGTGTTAACCCCAACATTAGTATTGTTGGCAGCCCGTTAACCAGCGCAAACGACACAAACGTCACGTTTACCCTTAGCGGCAGCCCTAACAAAGCGCTTCTTGACGCGGTAACAATGACGCTTGGTTGGCAGGGCGTGCTAGACATCACCCGCGGCGGGACTGGACCTTGGGCGCCTTCGGGTGCGGTTTTGGTGTCTAACTCCCCGCCCGCATGGTCTAATACCCCTGTGCCGTTTGGCTATTTGACTGGCGCGGGCGGCTCGGTTACGCAGATCACATCGCGTACGACCGGCGTTACATGTAACACCCCAACTGGGCAAATTACGTTGTTTAGCGCTGCTGGAACTGCTACGCCTGCCAGTTTTACGGTTACAAACAACAATGTATCATCGACTGATACAGTTATATTGTGTATACAATCTGGTGCAACCAACAATTATTCGTTCAACGTGTCGGCAGTTGCCAACGGCAGTTTTCGAGTGACGTTCTGGGCTCAAACCGGTACGGCGACGGATGCGCCGGTTCTGAATTATGCAATCATTAAAGGTGCGTCAGCTTAATTGTTGCAAGCGTAGCTTTTGTAATATATGGTGTTTCAAAATTTGTGAGGCGCGTTTATGACGATCAATGTTTCCCCAGATCCACGGCTCCAGTTTTTTGGAAACGATGGCAAGCCCCTTGTTGGCGGCAAGCTGTACACATACGCTGCTGGCACAACCACGTTGCTTGCAACCTATATTGATTGGTACGGCGTAACGCCAAATACCAACCCAATCATTCTTGATTCGCGCGGCGAAGCCTCGGTGTGGTTGGGCACAGCGCGATATAAGTTCGTTCTTAAAGACGCAAACGACGTTGAAATTTATACGCAAGATAACCTTATCATGTCGCCCGGCGCGGATGGCGCGGGTGCATATGGAACTTGGCCTATTGACATTTCAGGCAATGCTGCGACTGCGACAACCGCTTCTACAGCGGCGTATGCCACTACGGCGGGATCGGCTGGCACTGTTACGGGCGGTTACGTTCAATCCGTTACCGCAGGTACTAATATTACAATTGGCGGCACTGCAACAAACCCTGTTATTAACGCTGCATCGGCTGGCGGTACTGTAACAAGTGTTTCTGGTTCGGGTTCGTATGGATTTTCTTTGACCGGCGGCCCTATTACGGGGTCAGGTACTCTTAACGTAACGCCGCCTACGCCCGGCACTTCTGGCAACGTATTGACCAGCAATGGCACAAATTGGGTATCACAAACTTTTACTGGGTCAACGACATTTGGTGGCGTTGGTACATATGCTTTTTGTGTATTTACTAGCACTCCCGCTATACAACCCGGAAACACAACTGCTGGAAGCAATCTTGCGTACAGTGGCACAAACAACACAACAAATGGCACCCCTTCTGGCACATGGAAAGCAATGGGCGATGGGCTAATTAGCTACGCAACTTTATGGTTAAGGATTGCATAACATGATTGTTGAAAGCGTAAAAAATCCCATCTACGCAAACGCAGATGGCACAGCAATTAACTGCGATGTAAAATTTGATACGTTGCCTGATTTTGTGCCTTTTACAGCGACGCCGACTGACCCAGAAGAATATGGTCGTCAATTGTACGCTGATCTTAAAGCGGGCGTTTACGGGCCTATTTCAGCATATGTGCCACCCCCGCCGCAAGAATACGCGCTGATCTCACCCAACGACAAAATTTATGACAACAGCTATACGCCACCCTTGACGCTTGGGTTCCGCATTGTTGCCGTGTCTACAGTGCAGGCCACACAACCCGCACCGTTGTATTGGGTCGCGTGTCCTAACTACGTTACGCCTAATGGATATTATTATACCGGTTCTGGGTTTGCCACATTGCCTGCGGGTGCTTGATGAAGCATTTTCTTAAAATAGCCGACGGGATCGACGTTACGCCGATCCTGCACGCGCTTGCAATTAACCCTGATCTGTGGAACGAAAACACGTTGCGCACACAGCACCCCGGCACGGCGCACGCTGATGTTAACGACATATGGCTCATGTTCAATGAAATGACCAATAATGTCGTCGATGACCGGTTGGTTGTGCCTTACCGCGGTTGGGATGTGCTAAAACCGTTGCGGCTGCTCATTCTCGATTTGATGCGTCGGGTTGACGGCGTGCAGTTGGGGCGGTGCATTGTTACCAAACTGCCGGTTGGGAAAGAAATCCTGCCGCATGTAGACGGCGGCGCACCTGCAACATATTACACACGTTACCAGATCGCGCTGCAAAGCCTGCCGGGCGCGCAATTTTATATTGAAGATGAAGTGGTTAACTTTCGCTCGGGCGAAATTTGGCTTATAAATAATAATGCCGAACACGGCGTCATTAACGATAGCGTTGACGACCGGATCGTGTGCATTGTAGACATTCGGAGCGCTTAGTGACAATTATTGTTCAAGCCGAGCCATATAAAGACTTTATTAAAGACGCCAAAGCGCTGTACCCTTTGCATTGGGAAGAATTGGCGATTAACAAAGACAAAGTACCGCTTGACCCGCAATACGACGCATACGATGCGTTGGACGCCAAAAATCAACTTTTGGTCGTCACAATGCGGCGCGGCGAAGAATTGGTCGGCTATTTCATAGGAATAGTTGCCCCAGAACTTCATTATAAGTCTTGCATTGCGCTGACAATGGACATATTCTGGACGCACCCCAGCATCCGTGACGGGGGCGCAGGCATACGTCTATTCCGTGCTGTGGAAAACGAAGCCAAGCGACGCGGCGTCCAACGTATCTATCATGGGTCGAAGTTGCACAAAGATTCGTCCCGTTTGTTTGAATATTTTGATATGACGCCCATCGAAGTGTATTATTCCAAGTGGATAGGGGACTGATGTTATGGTTGCAGCAGCAATTGGCGTAAGTGCCGTAGGTAGTCTTGCTAGCGGAATAATGCAATCAGATGCAGCCAGCAGCGCCGCAGATGCACAAGCGCAAGCGGCGGCTAACTCTACCGCGCTTCAGCGTGAAATGTTTAACAAACAGGTTGAATTGCAAGCGCCGTTTCGCACTGGCGGTTTGACTGCACAAAATCGCCTTTTGACATTGCTTGGTCTCAATCCAAACACAACGGTATCAGGCACCAACGCCGACGGAACTGCTGTTACATTACCGGCGGGGCTTAATGTCGATACATCATCGCCAGATTACGGCAAATACGCCCGCGATTTTGGTATGTCTGATTTTACCACCGACCCCGGTTATGCGTTCCGTCTTGACCAAGGCAACAAAGCGCTTAATGCGGCTGCGGCTGCACGCGGCGGCATGATCTCTGGTAACGCTTTGACCGCTGCACAAAATTACGGGCAGCAAATGGGTTCGCAAGAATACCAAAACGCCTACAACCGCTATCAAACCAACCGCGCCAATCAATTGCAACCTTTGCAATCTTTGATGGGCATCGGTCAGACATCCACAAACGCTTTGACCAATGCCGCAGGTGCCTACGGCACCGCTGCTGGTAACAATGCGCTTGCCGCGGGTAACGCGCAAGCTTCCGGTATAATTGGTTCTGCTAACGCTTGGGGCGGGGCATTTAACAATATTGGTAAAGCGTTTAACACCGGCATTTACTCCGGCGCATTTGGCGGTAACGGCGGTTTTAGCGGCACCGGCACAATGGCTGATTTGCAGAACACAAATACGTTTAGCAGCGGCGGGTATAACCCATCTTTGTTTGGCTAACTAAGAGGCGATTATGGCTGAATTAGACACAAATATTCCTCTTGGTATTAAAGTACCTGAATACGATCCTATGGGAGATGCGTATAAGATTGCGCAAATGCGCAATGCGCAGCAACAACAACAATCCAACGCATTAGCGTTACAAGAAAAACAGCGTGCGCTGGCGGAAGACCAGAACATGCGAAATCTTCTTGCGTCTGGCATGGATGTCAATTCGCCTGAGTTTCGTCAAGCGGCGTTTAATCGCGCCCCAAATTTATATTTATCGTTTGAAAAAAACCGTTTGGCTAACGAAGAAGCGCAACGCAGAAACGAAACTGCTAAAACAGAATTATTGACAAAAAATCTTGGTTTTGCGCGGTCAATTATGCCCGGCGTTACAAGTCAAGATCAACTTGATAAATATTTGGATTATGTAAAAAACAACGTGCCAAATATTTTGCCTAATATTCCGACCACATATTCTGAATTTGAAGCCAAACGCCCCGATTTGATGAAAACTGCCGATCAAGCATTGGCTAATCATTTCTTTAACCAAGAAGGCGTTAACGCCGCGAACGAACCTACGACAACTACATACCGTACAAATCAATTTGGCCCTGCGCAAACGCCGCAAGCGGTCGTGTCTACCAATAAGCCGTTTGAATTGAAACAGCACACGGGCCCCGGCGGCGAAGTGTCTGGGATCAACCCATACACTAACACCGCCGCGCCTACGATGGTTAACCCAGCGGGCAACGCACGCCCCGCCGCACCTTTGTCGCAAGTGTTTGATCCCGTTGCGTATGACCGCGCTGTGCGCGGCGCAGAAGGAACTGCTAAAAACCCTAACTCTAGCGCCGAAGGTCTATATCAATTTACTAAAGGCACGTTTGTGGATATGTTTAAAAAGACATTCCCAGAAGCCAAAGGTATGTCTGATAGCCAAATCTTGGCTATGCGCGGGTCTACGCTTCCTAATGGTCAAAAGGTTGAGTCTGTTCTTGGCCCCGCGTTCACCGCGCAAAACGTCCAGTATTTGCAATCAAAAGGTTTGCCGGTAACTGGCGCAACCGCGTATCTTGCGCACTTCCTTGGCCCGCAGGGTGCTGAGCGTTTGCTTAAAGCCGATCCAAGCACACCCGTATCGCAGGTCGTTAGCCCAGATGCTATTGCTGCAAACAAAAGCATTTTGCAAGGCAAAACCGTTGGCGATGTTCAACAGTGGGCCGCTAACCTTATCGACCGCAAAGGCGGCACGATTGGCACGGCGTCTGGTGCTTTGCCTGCGTTCGCGCAGCCGCAAGCTGGGCCTACATTCGCACAGCCCGGCGCAACTGGTGGGCCTGTCACCGGCGGCGGCGCTGTCACCGCTGGCGGCTACGTTCCTCCGCAAGTCGGCATGAACTCGCTGGCGCCGCAGCAAGCCGCGCAGAACGCGCTGTTGCAACAGAACCAACCCACCGCAACAACGCTTACGCCGTATCAAATGCAAATCAATAAAGCACCTGCACAGC